AGCAGTCCTGGCATGTATTGCTTCGCGCCGTTCAAGCTTGATAAGGTGGTTATATCGATCATATCGCGCTTTAATGTTGGATTCCCTAGCTTCGTAATATTGCCGATACTTGTAGCGCCGACTGCAAGCTGGGCTCCTATGCCCGCAGATACATTAGACAAATTAAATCAACTCCTTTATTGGTTTTGACTGGGCGCGTGTGTTACCTCAAAGTCAAGACAACCCTTATAAACCCTTACCCTCACTTCTTGGATTGCGGGTGGCATTTCGTGGTAATCGTCCTCAACTTCGATTTTCTGGATATACTGACCGCCTACGGTTTTTTGAGCCAAGGATTCAAGGAATGTTCGTATTCGTTGCTGGAAGTCAAGCAGTGACCACGCGACATTGTGGTATATTTCCATGTGATAACTGCTTATGAGGAATGCAATGTTGCCTTGTAGATCCATTTCATGCACTCTTCTGTAGCGGTTAAAGCTGCCGTAGGGTAGGGTTGAGGGTGGATCAAAGCAAGCAATGTAGAATAGCTGATACTCAGGGCTACCATTATTGTCCGTGCCGTTAAAATCTGTGACAGTAGGATCATCTTTCATCAGTGCGAATAGGCCGGATTCAAATGATTGATTCATGATACGCCAGCCACCTTTTTTACGCCTTCGCGAAGCTCCGTAATCATTCCATCACGTATCTCTTCATAGTGATCGGATAACGCATGTTTCAAGAAGTGATGTCCATCCCAACGCATACCTTTTCGATCAGTCCACCCTAGGTCAACTAAATGGGCATACCATGAAGTATCAATCCGGTAGACGGTTTTTCCTTTTGCGGATTTTTCCATTTTAAGCCTCAGTAAAGCCTTTAATGTGCCACTTAGATGTTGCTCAGTCCTGCCCTGCCGTCCAAGAAAATCACTTCCTTGTTGATTGGCTGGCTGAAGGTTAGCGAGTGCATAACTTAAGGCCATATTAGCACCTGTTTTAGCAGCTTTTGTTACAACTGCTTGTGGGACATTGCCGATGCTCTCAAGTACTCTGATAAACTCATCTATGCCCTCGATACTAACTTGGCTTGATCCAGTACCGGGAGCGTAATAGGTATTAGTGTAGGCCATTTACTAGTTTCACCTACTTTTCCAGCTTACACAGGATTCTCGTTTCCCTATGCAAACCGCCAACATCAAGAGGTTCCCCTTGGATAAAATACCTATCTCCATTAAACAACACGTACATACCAGACTTAGGTATCGGGCTATAATACAATTGGAATTCACAGTCCGTTTCACTGTGAATACTCGATGCGCCCATGTACTGCCTGCCCGTATTTGGTACATAGGCTACGTAATTGAATGTAGCCACGTCGACGTACTCTTCATCTCTTGTACCTAATGGCCCCTGTGTGCTTACCCTATTTTGCAAGGTAATGGAATTAATTCTGTCATAATGCATTGCGATGCCTCAGTTCTACCGTCAAGGGTTGATAGTCAGTAATGTTCATGAGAGCCATCTTCATTTTGCTGTAAGCCTCAGCCATAAAGGGTTGATTGTCCGGATCATAACCAAAATTAGCCTTACAGTAAGTTGAGATAGCTCGCCTGACTAAGGGGTCACCACTGTCTAGTACATTTTGATCGACCCCCGCTTTAACCAAATCCACTTGAGCAGCATCGATAAGGTCCTGCGCTTCACCATCGAACATGGTGTTTGATGGATCAATTCGAAGATATGGCTTAACATCGTTGAGTTGTATAGCTGTGCCAACAGTGAATATGTTTGTGGCGTATTGAATCGTGCCATTATGAGTTATCTGCCACGATATTTGGTACCGGATGCCCGTTGTTAAGGCCGATACATCGTATTGGTATACGCCAGCCACATAATTAGCGACTGGCGTATTAGCAGGTACGGCAACGGCCCCTGTGGTCAAGTTAATGATGCCATAGGAGCCGTTTGGCGAGGCGAGTGCTACGCTTGTTGCGTTCATTAGCTCGCCCCTGTGAGTTGTACAGTTTAAGGTTTGGGACGCCATAAGGAACCCTCCTTATCAGCCTGGAACGTCTAAGAGTATATCCACCACATTTCCAGCTAGGGAAGTTGCTAACGTAACGGTATTGCCCGAGATGTTAACGGCATCAAAGGTAACCGTTGGAGGTGTGGATTCGAGTACATTATTGTTATATGCCTTGGCTACCATGTTTTTCGCAAGGGTATAGGGCAATCCAAGGACTGATCCTACCCCCACACTTACGAGGTCGTAAGGTACGCCCGCAGTTGTGGCAGCGGAACTGGCTTCCGTGGTAATACCTGTGGCCGTACCTGTCGCGGTAGCTATATTTAATGTCGAATCATTAGATTGAGGGGCAACGGAAGTAAGGACTACGGTTGTTGCTGCGCCTGATGGATTGGCAACAGTATACATAGCGGTTAATACAGGATCGGCAGCTAATACGGCAGCTACTTTGCCAGCGATAATTGTTGGAGTATCGCTATTTAATACGGCAACGCCATATGTCTTAGGTGAGCCAGCCATTCCGGCAGCGGTTACGACTACAGAAGCATTACCCGATCCAGTACAAGTGCCTACGAGGGTTGCCGTTGCTACTTGTGCAACTCCTACATGGACCTGAACCGGTAGATCAACTTCTGTGACTGTTGCAAATGCTTTGGCCCCGGCGACAACTGCAGTCCCGTTTAATGCAATCGTTTCAGTTATAACCGCACCAACAAAGTCAGTGCCCTTAACGACAACGTTTCCGGTAATGCCAGAAACGTTTCCTTTAATGACGGCATTTCGCGGATAAATAGGATTTGTAAGACCAGTTGTAATTACTTGAGCTAAAGCCGTGAGTGCTGTGTTTGCCAAAACACCAGTACTATTTGCGGCGACCGGCGATATTTGATAATCAACTCTCCATAACAAGGCAAGATGATTACCCGGAACATTTGATCTGACCAGTTCCCCTTGAAATGGGTCGAATGGAGCCATGTTAGTACCCATGTGCCACTATCCTTTCTTGTTGGAATAAAATAGCTCCCTCGGTTAAGAAGGAGCCTTATGGTTTAATTAAACGTGAGGAATAGCCTCAACGAATGCCTCTTGCTGCGATACATTACCGTCGCCCAAGAGCCATCCTTTGTACCATACATCGTTACTCAAGAATCCGGCCTCAAGGGACTTCTCGATCAAGATATCAGCCGACATATTGAAGTGGTAGAAATCGAGGTCGCCAAAGATAATAACCCCGTCTGGAAGGTATGGGGTCATTACAACTTGGTTTCCGAGGATGCGGCCGACTACAGATGATCTTGCGTAATCTACCTGTTCTCCTTGTGCGGTTGATAATCCCCACTGCGGATTCTCCAAGAAGATCGGACGTCCAATGGCATCCTTAATGGCACATACGCCAGAGTACAGGGTATTGCTATTCATGATCCAAACCGCGCCGGGGTGGTATGGTGCAGGAAGCTTGGCTTTTGTTTGCGGGAAGACATCGTAGGTTAATCCGGTTATCCCTTGTCCGGTTTTACCGTATACGATTTGGTTTGTACCACTTACCCAAGTGATGGCATTCAGGATGCCCAACGGTTGTTTGCCGGAAGAACCAGTACCATTCAAGATGGCATTTTCAATGGCGATCATAAGCTTTTTGAAGAGCTTGTCTACAATGTATGCCTCAAAAGCATCCACGGAGAGTTGTTCTACCACGCGAGAGACTTGGACGGTCTTAATGAGGTCATACGCGGTTAATGTGACGCTAGAGGTAGAATCCGTTGGAGTTGCAGCCGGTGTAGACTCTGCTGTCCACGCTGCATCGTTGAAGATATTTTCAAACGGAATCTTGAGATTGCCTTTGATGTTGTACTTGCTAACAAAGGGATAAATGGCAGAAACAATGAGCATTTTTTGAATAACGATATCAAGTGTGATTTGTGGGATAGCTGCGCCAGCGCTGGAACCATCAGGTGAACCGAAGCTCTTGGATATTCCTGCCATTGCCGATAGCATTACCAGTTTGGAGGGCAGCACGCTCTTCAATACTTAATTCGCCTTTGCCGAACTTAAGCATGTTATAAAAGGCATTACGGTACTCTTTGGTTGATCGAGCCTCGTACATTTGCGCCTCAGCAGAAGTTAAGCCACCGGCAGAACGTTCTTGAACAGGGTTGAGTGGAATTTGGCCCGATTGAGCCTTGCCAAGTAATTCGATCTTGCCCATGATCTTGCGTTCTTCGAGAGATAGATTTTCCAACTCTGTAGATATCAGTGCAATTGCGGCATCTTCCATGTCGTTGTCTGTTTCAATTTGGCTACGAATTTCAGCTTTGCGTCCATTGATCTCGTTTAAACGTTTGTACAAATTAATCATCCCTTCGTTTTTGAAATAAAATAGACACTCCCGATTAGAGGAATGTCCTTAAGATAAGTTTTTTACGTTGTTCTTCTTTGGCATGATTACCGCGAATCTCTTGCTCTTTTAGCTCGAGTGCACGAGCTTCCGCTTCCCGGAGTTTAGATTCTTCAGCCTGCTTCTGCTGAGATTTCTTTTCCTTTTCTTGCCGTGCTTCCTTGCGCCTAACTTCCATCTTGGCATTAAATTGCTTTCTGGATGTGACGCTAGTTTCTTCATAGGCGGGAAAGTCCACGATAGAGACATCGAAGATTGTAGCAAACTTAAAGATTGTCCGCGTCTTGGTCTTATAGTTATAATCATCAGAATCTACCAAGAAGGCAAAGGACATTTTATCTAACTCGCCCGTTCTGACGAGCTCATGCATGTCACTTGCCTGAGTAGTATTTGCCATTCGCGCCGTAACTCCTAGACCCTTACTATCCACTTTCAGGTCGAGTGTTCCAGCTTTTGTACTTGCAAATGGAGGGACGTGCATCGAATGGTTATACTTCAGGACTACGTTTGACATTTCCACGCCATCAAGCGCCTCGTGGTGAATTTGTTCATACCACTGATTCCCATCCCAGTCCTCAAAGGTGGGGGTTGGCGTATCAAAGACAATTGCCCTACCTTCGAGTACTTTCACAGGTGGAGCTTCTTCGGTGCCGCCTAAAACGATTGCGCGTACTGACGCTGCGCGATATTCGATTTTACCACTTCGAGAGAACCTAGAATCTATTTCTGGATCATCTTCCTCAGGATTTTCATCCACCATAGGATTCCCATCGTCGTCCAAAACCATTGGATTCCCATCGTCATCAAGGATAGGATCTCCGTTGGCATCGAGTGCCGGGATTGATTTACCTTCAATGTCTAACTTTTTCACATTCTCACCGCCTTTCATCGTTAAATACTTGCGATATAACTAGGTTCGCGGGGTTGGTTAGGCGAATACTTACTCTTTGGCAAGGTTGACACCCCCTGTACCGTCGGGATCGTTGGGATCATTAGGGTTGTTTTCAT